AGTAAACCCTTTCCTTTCGGAGATTGCTTCAAGAAGGGGTCTAACTGGCTATAAAGTGGTCGTTGATGCATCAAACAATACTCCTGAAAGGATTGACAGGAATGAACTGTGGGTTTCGGTGTTCTTACAACCTACCAAGTCCGTCGAATTTATTGTTCTAAACATGGCTGTATTGAAGACTGGTGCTTCTTTTGCAGCAGAAGAGTCTTTGGCTGCTGCTGGCCTTGTAACTATCTAAAAACATTCTAAAGGAGATTCATAATGCCAGGATTTAATATTGGACAGATCGGTGGTGGGATGTTTGGAGCAAATTCGCCTTCAAACGTCATGGAAACTAGAAGGACATACCGATGGTACTTCGAAACCATCGGCCGAGGCGGGTCAGCTTGGACTCCCAAGGAGCTGTTGGTATTACAAAAAGCCAAGAGACCAACATTTAAATTCTCTGAACTAGACATGCAGCACCAACAGGAAAAGGCTTATTACGCTGGTAAGCAAGAATGGGAAGCATGTACTTTGACTTGGTATGATGTAGAACAAGATCCTAATATATCTCAGGGCTTGTATGTTTGGCTAGAGTCAGTTTGTCGCTTGGACACTATTGGCGTAAACCACCCTAAGAATTATAAAAAGACAGCAACCCTTAAATTGGTTGATGGGGCGGGTAATACCAATGAGCAATGGGATATGTATGGTACTTGGCCAACCAATTTTAATTGGCAAGAACTAGACTATACCGGCGATGCTATCTTGACTTGCGATGCGACCATGCGATACGATAGAGCTATCCGCAAGTGCGCTAATCCTCAAATTCCTGGTCCTTTGGGCTCGAATTGCTCACAGCCTAGCTAAAAGGCGTAATATTTTATGCCAGGATTTTATATTCCGATTGAAAAATCGAAGTGTAATGCTGATAAAAGTAATAAAAGTATTGATTATGCAGTTACCAACACGCCTAATCACTTATTAGAAACAGCCAGAACTTATCGCTGGCTGTTTGAGTTATTACCTGCTCTTGATGCTCGGGCTTTCAATGGTGCTTTGTCTTCTGATGCACCAGGAAATCTCTTAATTTATTTAAAAAAGTGTGATAGGCCCACGATGGATTTTGAAGAAATTTCAATCCATAATGGGCCTCGTACTATGTATAGGCCTGGTAAATTTAAACACAACCCTATTAAACTAGAATTTAACGAAATATTGGGACCAATATCTTGGACTGACGGTCCTGCTGTTAGAATATATGAATGGATGAGAAAATTAGTCTTTAAGTCAGAGCAAAGCATTTATTCTAAATTTAAAGACTATTCATTTGATGCTAAACTAGCGCTATTAGACGGTAAAGGGCGATACATACATATTTATGAGCTATTCCACTGCTTTCCTTTAAATGTGACACCATCAAATCTTGATTATGAAGCTGATTCTATAGGTAGCGTATCCGTTACTTTACGCTATTTAGATGTTAAAGAGACCAAAAGTCCAAATATGACAGGTTTTGATTAGCTAAAGCATGTTATCATAGGAGTAGTAAAATTGCCAGGATTTATTATCGGCGACACAAAGCAAAATAAAGCTCCTGTTAACTTTAATTTAAACACTGTTACTGATGAGTATTATACAAATTTCTTTTGGGATGTGTCGAAAATATTGGATCAGACATTAGAAAACAAGCCAGGCCCTAAATCTTTATTGGCACTTAAAGATTGCAAGCTACCTACGTTTACCGTAGAAGAAGAAAAGGTTTTAGGCTCTAGTGTCGAATATAAATTCGCCAAGAAAGTAAATTGGGACGATATTTCGATGACTTGGTATGATAACTTCGGCCTATTAAAGATAATGAAAATCTGGATGAATTCAGTCTTTACATTTAAATATGGTATGGCTTTGGCATCTTCTTACAAGAAGGAAAGTAAAATATTGGTTTATACGCCGTCTGTTTCTTCACGCCAGACTTACACTTTAAACCAAAGTTGGCCAAAATCTATAAAATTCGGTGATCTATCATATACTAGCAGTGATATAAAAGTAGTAGAAGCTACCATATCTTACGATTTTGCTCTTTATGCTGAAGATTAACGAGACAATTCTAGACTGTACATATAATAGTACAAATAGTTCTATCTTATTTTAGGGAAACCGACATGGCACAAGAAGAGGATATTCCACTTAGCGGCAGCGCCAAAAGTAAACCAAAACCTGAAAGAGAAGAAGGCGATCAAGATGTAAGGATGGAAGCCCATAATCCAGATCTTCAAAACCTACTAGGTGGCGGCAGCAATGAAGAATTTTTACGACAATTAATCGCATTGCCAGAAGATAAGTTAATACCTTGGGAAGAATGTACACTGCCCAGCAAAGGGATTTATTATAATTGGCCAGATGGCGTCGTGATGGTTAAAGCCATGGGCCAGACGGCCGAAAAAGTGTTGGCTACGCAACGTTTAGCGCAGAGCGGCCAGTCTATCGATTACCTCTTTAGAGAATGCTGTAAATTTCCGAACGGTTTCGATCCGGCTGATTTATTGCTTGGTGATAGAGTATTTCTTCTCTATTTCCTTAGAGGTATCACTCATGGTAATATGTATGAATTTATGATCGGTTGCCCTAGTTGCGATGCTTCATCAACGCATAAATATGACTTGAATGATTTAGCCAACACGATCGCTTGGGCTGATGCTTCTGTTGGCAGAGAGCCATTTAAGGTAATATTACCATACATGTCTAAAGTAACCAACCGAGAAGTATTCGTCGGCGTTAGGTTTTTAAGGGCATCCGATGCGAATGAAATTCTTTCGCAAAGAAAATTCAGAAAGCAGGCATATACTAAACCTGGTAATTCAGTTAGATCCGGAGGTACTCTACCTTCTCAGCGAAATAAACAGAAGATAGACAATAATAATCTTGACGATTCTATAACCGAAAATCTTGAAAAAATGATCACTAGTGTGATGGGCATCACAGATCAGATCGCAATTCGTTCTTTTGTACAAAAACTTCACTCTACAGACACGTCGACCATACGAGAATGGGTAAGAGAGCATTCACCCGGTATAGACACTACCGTTATCATCACTTGTCCACATTGTGATCACGAGTTTAAAGCGGAACTACCGATATCTGAAAGCTTTTTTCGCCCAGTTAAAGCCTGAGGAATACGATAAACAATATAGCAACTTGATGGAGCAGCAGTTTATTCTTAAGAGATATGGGAAGCTAACGCTGTTCGAGCAGGCTGCTATGTCTTCTGAAGATAGACATTGGTGGCTTAAAAGAATACAAGAAGAAAACGAAAAGCAAGCTGAAGCAGAGAAGAAGTCTTCTTCTGGCGCTTCTCGGCCTAGTATGCCATCTATGCCTTCAATGCCAAGTATGCCAAGGCGTTAATCTATCAAATATATGATATGAGCTGCTCATCACTATCAACTGCGTTTCCTAGAATAGCCGGAAGGCTTGGCCAATACTTAGACCTGAATGTTCAGTTCTATAACTCCGGTCAGCCTACTGAGCCATATCAGATTTCTAAAATAGAAATCTATAAATCAGAGGTATTAACTTCTAATCTAGCAGCAACAATAGATATTAGCCCAAGAGATTCGACCGAATATCCAGCTCCATTATGTGTTTCTACCGATGTTGTTGGAGAATACCATTATCCATTTTTGGTACCGGCAGATTTTATCGCACCAGATGTTTATTTCGATGTATGGTATTATACTCCAATAGGAGAATCTGTCACAGCTGGCACAGATCCGATGCCATTATCGAACCTGAGCTGCTGCCATAGATTCTGGGTATTCCCTGACGCATGGTACTGCAATGATAAGTTACAGACGATAAGATTTGGATTTGAACCCATAGACCAACAGTTCTATCAGCCAGAACTGCGTACTTTAGAAGTCGGATTGATGCCTCTGCCGTTATATGATTATAACTTTAATCTTGTAAATCCCTTAATGCCGTTTTTGAGTCCGACAATAACAATTCAGACTCAATTTTGTGAAACTCTGGTAGACAAAGCGGCTTGCCGGATAGGTTTAAGACAGGGAAGCTATCGCTCTAACCCTTATGTCGTCCAGTATGACGTGAACACTGCTGACTTTCTAAAAGGCACATATCAGTACCAAATCACTTTAAATCTTCCCGATGGCTCCTCTAGAGTGAGCAGAAAATTCATCCTAGTGATAAATTAGTATTATTTATCGGGGTGAATATGAAAAAATGGGACCTTCCAGCTGAAAAGATTATAGAATATATTAAAAAAAATCACGTCTATAAGGTAAGACGTGAAGGCGAAGAATATATAATATGCAATCCTCTGAACGATGATATCGGATTTCATTTTAACATAAATCCGAAAAAAGGTATATGTCATGACTGGCGTGGAGATGAAACTTGGGCAGGCCAAGCTAATCCTAAAAGCGGTAAACGAAACGTTTCTTTTTTGAATTTTATAAGACTTGTAAGACATTGCAGTTTTGAAGAAGCATATCGGCTGATTGCTGGGATTAGGCCCGGCTTATCAGTTGTAGAACCTTCTGGTCCTGAAATAATAGAAGACCAGATTCAATTACCAACCGGTTCATCGATTATAAATGAGCACGGCTCTACATTAATGACATCTATCTTGATGTGGCTGATTAGAAGAGGGTATAACCAAGAAGATGTCGAGCATCAAGCATTGCACCACTGCGGCAACGACGTGCTTTGGCCTTACTTCGAATTTGGCGAAATGGTATATTGGCAATCACGTTCCTTTATAAATAAAACATTTCGCTTCCCAGACCGCAATATTTATAAAGAAGGAAAATTGGTCGGCGTTAATAATGTTTCAAAGGGTGATTTTCTTTTTGGTTTTGATGATGTGGCTCATAATGGTCGATGCTTTATCACTGAATCGATTTTTGATAAAAATAGTATCGGCCTTGGCGCTATTGCTAGCGGCGGGGCAGCATTGACTGATAATCAATGCAAAAAGCTAAGGTTAACAGGGTCCAAGGAAGTAGTCTTGACGCCTGATAATGACAAGGCTGGCTTGCAAAGCATAATTCAGAATTATAATAAAATAAGACCATATGTGAATGATATATATTATGTGGTGCCGCCCAAGAATAGTAATGGAAAAAATATTAAGGACTGGAACGAGTTAATTACAGAGGCCGGTCTAGGGCGGGAAGACATTATAAAATATATTGACAATAATTTAGTGAAAATCGATGAAAACGCATTGATTAGACTAAAGATAAAGGCTCGATAATGGCATTTACACCGAAGATGACCGGTATTATAGTCCTCGATTTGACTATACCACCTTATGTAAATGAAAATATAGGTCCTGGAGTTACAGAAATATTTTTTTCCGGCGCATATAATGGTGGTCTGCAATTACGATTTTCTATGTATGATACCAATCTAGAGCGTTGGGACGCTTTTTATAAAAATGTTTGGTATCCAAAAAAGCTAAAAGAAGAGATTAAAGTCCATTTTAAAATAGCATATGCAAAGGGTGTTTATCCCGAAACTTCGACTAGGAAGATTCAATTATTATTGACTAAAGCTAATGTTAGAGCGCGAGGTGGTTTTGGCGGCATTATCATTGATTTTGAAGCGATAACCACTGCTGATTATCAACTAGCTTATGCTGGCGCAAGTGGGAAAGCTTATAAGGGAAAGATATCAAAAGCAATAGAAAAAGTAATTGCAGAAAATACTTCAATACCATACAAAGTAACACCGACGCTTGATAACGATGAAAATTATTGGTATATGATGCGACAGCGCCCGACCCGATTCATCAGGCAGTTGATGGAGATGGGCACGATGTTTACAAAGTCCAAGACTCAGATGGTATATGGGGTTAAAGAATACGCGCCTGTTGAAGGCATACCACCTCTAATCAATATCTGTCCTCAAGGCGAATTTAAGCCAAAGCCTTTAGGAATTTATAAGAACGCTGATATCTTTGAGATATATGCTATTGGTAACGAAGATTTTATAGCGATGATTAATAAGTTAGCAAGTAGTGGCATAAGTACTACTACTGGAGAATACATAGACATAAAGAGTGATCCTAAGGAATTATATTGTATTGTCAAAGACATTAATACTTCATCCAAAATAACTGCCGGCTATCCCACCCCGCATGGGCCAATCAAGCAAAATGATGCGGTTGGATTTCTGAAGGGTACTTCAGCCAGCAGAACACCACCAGAACTTTATAACGATGGTTCGACTGGTTTTATGTATAGGGATTATATAAGAAATAGAGCTACAAATCTTTACTTGAACGGTGCATATAATTTAATACACGCCAGATTTGATTTTCCCGGAGCAGGATTGATAGATAATACTATCGGCCTTGGCACTGATACCGTTTACATAGAATACGTGAGGCCAGCAAATTCTGCTGGCGTAGTACCAGCAGACCTTGTCTTAGATCAATCAGACGGTCCAGATCAATTCCACAATTGGACTGGTAATTGGACACTAATGGGTTTTGAGCACCGTTGGAATATCGACACCAAAGAGTGGAGAACTATCTTTGATGTCTGTCGATTCACCACAGACACGGCTTCAGTTAGATTCTCAGCTAAAGAATAATATTCCCCATCGAATATATAATACATCCGACCGGAGGCGTTATTAATGGCTGTAGATCCAAATGTGCTAGGTTTAAGCATAGAATTACAGATGAATACTGTATTGGCAGAAAAGGCCTTAGGATCATTATCTAATGATGTTCTCCAGCTTTCTGGTGATATCGACAAAAAGCTGAATGCGGCCTTAAATAGCACCAAATCAGTATTTGATGCGATCAGTAGCAGTAGTGCCGTTATAAAATCTGATTTTAAAGACATATTCACTAGTGCTCAGTCTTTCGCTGATGCTGTGGCGACCACTGCCGATAGTAATAAGGGGCTATCAGATACTTTTGATACCATCAATACTGCATATAATGATATATCATCTAACATTGGCGAGATCAATTCATTAACTGAAACGATGAAGTCGTCATTAGGAAGTGCGCTTTTATCTTCTACAAAATTGTCAGAGGATTTCGGTAATATCGAATCAAAATCCCAAAACCTAGGTAAAAATGTAGCTCTATTGTCTGATGCGTTGAATACGTCTATCGTCGGAAGTAAAGTTTTAGCTGACATAAATATAGCTTTCGATACTTTTATAAAAAATATTGATTCTATAAAAGAAAAATCAGATAAGATGTATACAGGGTTCGATGAATATTATATTAAATTCGATAAGTATAACAAAGAATTTAAACTGTATGAAGAAGCTGTAACAAAGATCGAACTTGCTACTAAGACTTCTGCGGATTCTTTTAAGCTCATATCCATAGCAATGGCGGCTATACAGAGACAATCTTTAAATATAAGAAATTCTACAAGCGCAACCGGACAGTATACTGAGGCTGAGTTGGGTCTCTTAGAAGACCACTTAAAGATCGTAAATCAAATTACTACTGCTATAGATACAAAGAATGAATCACATGCTGCAGAAGCTGCTGCGGTTGAATCTGAGGGCGAGCTTGTAAAACAGTTAAGAAGACAAGTAAAAGAACTTAACAAAGAGATCGAAGAGAACAAAACATCGACACAGATGTTAGCATACATCTGGGGGAAAGTAGTAAGCGAAGCCAAAAAGATAGATGGTATAGCAGACAATTTTAGAGAATCGACTTATCGTTCAGTGGGTTCGATGTATGAATTAGCAAATATATCAGCGCAAGTATCTTTATCGAGCGGTATAGCTGCAGAAGAGTCTGCAAAGATGGTCAAAGAGCTTATAAATGTAAAGACTGGAAAGAAGGATTTAGTAGAGTTGGCTACCACCATGGTTCAGCTGGAAAAGATGACGGGTTTATCGGGTAAGTCTTTGGCTGGTGCTTCAAGAACATTAAAAAACATGGGTTATAATGTAAAAGAGACCAAGGAAACAATGCTCGGACTTGCAGATTCGATGGCTAAGTTTGGCCTTGAAGGGCAAGACGTCCAAGTCATCGTCGATCTGATGCAGCAGAGATTTCTTCTGCTAGGCGATAAATTGAGTAAAGATGTTACAAACGCTGTTAATAAAACCACAGCTGCACAATTAGCTATGGCCAAATCTTTAGGCGTTAGCACTGACGCTGTAAAAAAGATGAATAGTACGACTTTTGAAGACCTTATAACGCTAGAAGCTTTATCTGGAATCGCTATCAGGACGCCTGAAGATATAGGCAAAGCGCATATATCGATGGCAACGAAAGTGGCGAGTGCATTTAACAGTATTGGCAATGATTTGCAGGCTAATTCTATTCTTATGGCACAGTATAAGAGCCAAGGTTTTTCAGAAGAACAAATAGCTATCTATAAGAAAATGGCCGACGAAATGAAGAAAGGAGGTATTGACCCGAATTCAATCGAAGCTGTAAAATTATTAAATAAAAGGATGGAAGATTCCAAATCGGTTGGCGACAAATTCAGTGCCTCTATGGGAACCTTGTCTAGTCAATTAAGCATACTAGCTAGTCGAGGCGGTGCATTGGTTATAATGTTTATAAAACCATTTTTCGAGTTCGTAACTTGGTTAGTAGAGTGGCTTAATTATGCTATAGATAAAATTATAGAATTTGGAGGATGGATTGCTAAATGGTCTGATTATTTCGGAAGTGTTATACCTGGCTGGAATCTGCTTGTCTCGGGATTGCAGTGGGGCGCTTATATAATAAGCGTATTAGTAGTAGGCCTTATAATTTTAGGTGCTACTTTACTGGCTTTAATAGGCCCTATCGTTTCTATAGTCATCTGGCTATGGCAGGCCTTTACTGTAACTAACTTCTTTACCAATGCTGTGTCTGCGGCTGTCACTAGATTGACGACTGCTATTCAGAGCATGGTTGGTTCGATGGGTTCTATCTTGTCATCTTTGGCCACTAGCGTCGGCCAAGCCTTCAATACTTTTATGGGGTATGTTTCAAGCGGCATTGATAAATTGGCTAGTGTCGCTAGAACAACAGCCGTTCCGATTCTTATCTTATCCGTCGCTTTGCTCATAACAGCTGGAGCTATGTGGGTAATGGCTCAAGCTTTAGTCGTTGTTGCAAGTGTAGATTATGGCAAGATCGTGGCTGGTGGTTTATTCT